AAACTCCAGCTGCCGAATGCGTTTATCCTGCTCATCCAGACGTTCATCCTGACGGGTCAGGCTGGTAGTCTGATGGGTGATTCGTTCCTCGATCATGGCCAGCCTGGACACCGCATCGCTGAGCTTATCGAGCTTGGAATCAATCTGATCCAGTCGCCGCGAGAGATCGTCCATGTCTCTGCTCCCTGTTCTGCTCAAAGGTCAGTTGATTTGATTCCAGATAGGCTTCCTTACCAGCGTACTCCTCCCAACGGCGCACAATCACATCGACGTATTTAGGGTCCAGCTCCATGAGTCGGGCACTGCGGTGAGACTTCTCACAGGCGATCAGGGTAGAGCCTGAGCCACCGAACAGATCCAGTACGATGTCCCGGGTTTTGGAGGAGTTACGAATGGCTCGTTCCACCAGTTCCACCGGCTTCATGGTGGGATGCAGATCATTACGGGCTGGCTTGTTGAAATACCAGACATCGCCCTGGTCTCGGGCTCCACACCAGAAGTGTTCTGAGCCTTCCTTCCAGCCGTAGAGAATCGGCTCGTATTGACGCTGATAATCGGAACGTCCCAGGGTGAATGTGTTCTTGGCCCAGATGATAAACGTGGACCACTTGCCACCGGCCTCCCGAAAAGACTTCTGCAAGGTGTCCAGTTCCGACGACGACATGCAGATGTAAATCGCGCCCTTGCAGACACCGAGCAGGTTGCTCATAGCCGCCAGAAGGAAGGTGTAAAACTCCGTGCCCAGGTTGTCGTTTTTGATCCGGCGGTCTTTTTTCGCTTTGCCGTTTTTCTCAGGATTTGCATAGTCGACGTTGTAGGGTGGATCGGTGAACACCATGTCGGCCAGCTGTCCAGCCATCAGGGTTTCAACGTCAGCCTGTTCAGTTGCACTCCCGCACAATACCCGGTGATCCCCCAACACCCACAAATCACCGGCCTGGCTCACCGGATGCTCTTCCGGCTCAGGAATCTCATCGTCATCGGTCTGCCCTTCTGGTTCGTCCAGCAGCAGCAAACCTTCGAGTTCTTCATCGGAAAATCCCATCAGGTCCAGATCAAAATCCAGCGCATCCAGTTCGGCCAGTTCCTGTTTCAGCAAGTCTTCATCCCAGCCGGAGTTGGCCGTAATCTGGTTATCCGCAATCACCAGCGCCCGTCGCTGCGTCTCGGTCAGATGCCCCAGCACGATCACCGGCACTGTTTCCATCCCCAGCTGCTTTGCCGCCATCAGACGACCATGGCCTGCTACGATCACATCATCGCTCCCCACCAGTACCGGATTCACAAACCCGAACTCCTCGATCGACCGGGCGATCTGGGTCACCTGCTCATCGGAGTGAGTACGGGCGTTGTTGGCGTAAGGAATCAGACTGGCAACAGAGCGATGTTCGATGGATTCGACGAGGATTCTGGCCATGGTTCTTCCGTGAACGTGGGTGAATTTCAGGTAACAAAAAACCCCGGACCGGAGTTGGTGCGGGGCTTGGATATACTTTGCTTCGAGCTTAGCGATAATTTTTGTCAAATCTCCTGAATTTGTCCAGTGAGCCAAACATGGCTCAAAAAGACATCGGTGGACATATTTACCTTTTCTATCCCTCAGCGGGTCAAATTACCCTGAATTATTTTGCAAAAGATGAATTTTCAGCCGGTTCATCGCCTTGTTCCAACGCGTCATGGGGGTCTTGCGATTAACCTTCAACTCTTCTGCAATGACACGCCATGGTAATCCCGACGCCCGCAACCATACCAGCTCCCGCTCATCCTCATTGAGCCACCGCAACCAGCGCATGCACTCCACCATCCGATCCACAGCATCCGCTGAAACCGGAGTTGGTTTTGCCTTGACGCCCTCTGCGTGATACACCTCCCAGCGATTGGGATTAAACTCCGGCCAGTAGGCGGAATATCCCAACTGCAGTCCGGACGGCACTCGTCGTGATATTATCCAGGCTTCCCGGTATCGCTTTCCCAGCTGCTCCACCGTGTGAATTTTATTTTTCATTCTCGCCTCCGTTGCGAAAGGGGTCCGGGTATCGGATGGGGCCGACCTCATGGAGGCCCATCCGAAATACCCCTTTAGGGGTAATTTTTCTGAAATCTGGAAACTGAATTTTTCCCATTAAAAATCAATAGGTTGGAAGTTCATGAAAGTCGTTTCCAGATCACTTAACAACCGAAACTACATTCCTTTTGTAACTGCCTGATTTACTGATGCTTTGTCGTTTCCAGCCAGTTTCTGAATGCTTCTGAAAACTGAAGAAACTGGAAACCTTCTGGAAACACCACGGGCCAGAATTGATCATTTAACGCACAAAATCCTGATCGTGATAGACCCAGACTTCCGGGTTTTCGACAGGCAATACTGCTCCGGTTTTAGAGCACTTGAAGTGGGTCGGCAATACGTTACAAAGCTCTTTACCATCCTTCCCATAACTCATGTCTTCTACGCAGAGATAGCCCCATTTACTGCGCCTGGCTGAAGGCAGGTTGTACTCCTGATGGTTACGGAAGAACTTGATATAGCCCTTGGTCGCCAGCACATGAATCCGTTCATAGATGGTTGCTTTGGCCCCCAATCCACGCTGGTTTTCAAATCGCTCAGAGAACTGGTTCGCCGTATAGACATTGCCCTGTAATGCCTCGTCATGAAGGATCTGGACGATCACTTCCCGCTTGCGAATCCGTTCTGCATCGTGTTTCTTTCCCATCTCCTCACCCGCAATACGAACACCATTAGCTGGTGCTTCACACCATTGCCCCTCACGCTTGATGATCCGTTTGGCATCGGGCGATGACCCGTTTCGCAGTTCGTAATAGAGCATCCGCTCCGGTTCCATTTCCTCAGGCTTGAACAACAACATGCCGGAGGTGTAATAACCACGCAGACTGCCTGCACCAGAGAGTGCCTGAAACGGATCTTCCTCCAGCTGCTTCTTGGACATCTTCCTTGTGTGATGAACCAGGATCAGGCCCGCTTCCGGACTTACCATATCCCGCAGTTGCTCAACCCGTTGCTGCAGGAAGTACATCATGGCGTTGTTGTCGTTTTCACTGCTGGCTTCCGGACCGGAGTCAAAGACATTTCGAATGGGATCGATGACAATGACATCCGGAGCATCGCCGAAAGCAGTACGGATGGAGCGGACTGCCAACTTCAGTCCATGGTCGTTCAGTACCATTTTCAGGCGAGCGGTCAACATCAGGTTTTCCCGCACCTGAGTGATTTGATAATCCTTCAGGGGCAGCTGCTGCACCCGTTCCTTCAGGTAGTGATATTGCACTTCAGCCTGCAGGTAGAATATTTTCAAAGGTCGACTGGGGCGCATATCCAGAAATGGCAGACCTGCAGCCATATGGGCCAGCAGGTTCAACATAAAGTCACTCTTGCCCACCTTGGGTGCGCCACCGATGACCAGCATCCCGCCCGGGGTTAACACTCTTGGCGATAGCAGATCAGCAGGCGTGGGTGAGTTGTCATCCCATAGATCGCCGAAGCTGTAGACCGGCACCGACTCTTTAACCGTTTTACGCTCCACGGTCACCAACCAGTGACGTACATCGGTCTGCTCAGCCACAGCATCGGCTGCATCCCATTTTTCTGGCTTGCCTTCCGGTGGCCTGAGAATAAATACGGACGTAGCTCCGGCATCGGCGATGGCCTGGGCAGCGTTTCGTGCGTAGAGTATTCCCGCTTCATCATTGTCAGGCCAAATCAGTACCTTCTTGTTTTGCAGGGGGGACCAGTCTGTTTTCTCCACCGGAGCATTGGCTCCATTCATTGCGGTGGTGGCACAGATATTCTGTTCGATCAGAGCCTGTGCCGCTTTCTCACCTTCCACCAACACCACTTCTTCTGCGGTTTTGATTCGGGGCTGGTTGTATAATGGTCGTGGATTCGGTGCCTGATGCTTGCGAGCCTTCACATCCCAGGGACGAAACTGCTTACCTTCTGGTGTATCGTAGCGGTAAACGCAGGCCAGCAGATTGCCGTTACTGTCGTGATAATCCCATTTGCCCGTATGTGCACCAAGCTCATCTATAGCGGGTTGAGCCGTGGCAGACCCAACCGGTATTGATGGCATACCAAGCCAGTCAGCCATAAACCGGACAATGGTTTGATAATCACGTTTGTCATCCAGTCCTTGTGAGCGGGCAACCAGCGTCACCAGATCACCGCCCTCACTGCTCTCAAAGTCATGCCAAAGCCCGGACCGTTCTCCGGTGAGTTCGATCTCCAGGCTCTTCCCCTTAACACCAGAGACATTTCCAAGAACAAACTTCTGCCCTTTCACTTTGCCATTTGGATAGAGATACCCAAGGAAGTCAGGCAGTCGATCCAATATGCGTTTTTTGACGTCTTCTGCAGCCAGATCATCAAGAATGGTCGGCTCCTGCGCATCATTAAAATCCATCCAGTTATTCATGTTCCTGGCTCCCAGCATTGTTGTTTCCACGGACACATCTTGCAGAGGTAATGACCGGCATCGGTGCTGATCCTCGGTAACAGCTCACCGCTTTCACAAGCCTGCAGAATGGCCACCGCCTTATCACTGCACTGCTGCGCCAGTCCGGCATCAAAAGGCAGCCATTCAAAATAGAGTTCACAGGTGTCTTTATTCACCGCCGTAAACAGCGCCGGATTCTGTGAAATACCAGGAACGGCTGGTTCCATATAGGCTTGATACAAGGCGACCTGTGCCGCATAGATGGGTTTAGAGAGCACCACACCCCGCTTGACGGTATCCTTCCAGGACTTGTTATTCATGGACTTACACTCCCACAGGGCCGGACAGCTCATCTCAATACCATCCGGAGCACCGTTGAAGATCCCGTCCACATGGCCTTTCAATTTTCCATCCACTGCGGAGAAGCCAAACTGTCCGCCCTCACGGGTTTCGGTGTAGAGCTCAAATCCCGCCTGTCTCAGCCAATCGATAGCCAGTTCTTCAAACTGATGACCAAACTGGAATATCCGCAGTAACTGACCTCTGAAGTGCTGACCCTTATCCACGGGCTGGTGCCAATACTCAAACTGCAGCCGTCGCTGACACTCTTCACCAAGGCGTGAAGCCCCGAGATAACTGCGCGGTGTCTTCTGCTGCTCCACCGATTCCAGAGCCTGGTCGATTTTTTCCGTGATCTGCTCACTGATCGTGAGCTTGTGGTTGTAATCCAACATAACGTCTTCCGTGATTTTTTCGGTATGAAGTGACAGGCAATCCAGACTGCAAAACTGCCGCAGGGTACCTGTTGTAAAGCGTCGTTGTTGCGTGGGAGCCCACCCGAATCCCCGGGCAGGCTCACCGCATTGGTAGCAGGCAGCCATGATCAGGCCGCTGCATCATCCAGATCACAACCGAGTAACCGGGCCAGCGTTGTGCGACCTTTACTGTTGTAGAAAAACTGCTCGACCTGCTTATCGCTGTGACGGGACTTACTGATACGGAACTCACCGTACTCATCACACTTCATTCCGTTCTGGTTAGCGGTCTTGCCAAGCCGCTGGGGAGAAATGCAAAACTCTGCAGCCAGTTCCGATGCGGTCCAGAAACGTTCTTCAACTTTTGGCAAAGGCAAGCAGCGAATACCTACAACTTCCTCTGTAAGCGTGGCCATCAATGCCTGTTTGGAAGATTCACTGAGGTTGGGCAGATTCTGGGTAGCCAGCTGAAAGTAGTCAGTCACCACCTCCAGTGCTTTAGCCGGATGAATACCTGACTCCGCAGGGCTACCCACATTTGGGGTAACCCCTGTCATCACGTACTGGCCTTGCTTACGGATACTCGGCAATACCTCTCTGGTGACCCAGCGTTTGAATTTTTTGGCCTGTGCTTTACGCGATTTCAAAATGCAGGAATACAAACCGGACTCATTGATCATGCTGACTTTCTGCTCTCCACCCGGGGTGGGCACAATTCGCCCTCCCTTCTCATCATCATCCAGCCCCCGAATACCATCTTTGGCACTCAGAAAACCCAGGGCATCCGTAACATCCTTCGCCACAAACCAGGTCTCCCCCTGCTCATCAGTCAGTGTGCGGATATTGCCAAACTGCTCGTGATTGAAAATGGTCATCGCTTTCATAACTCATGTCCTTATTGGTTTTGAATGGCCCGGTCATTTACCGGGCACGATGTAAATGATTAAGCCCAGCTGGGAGGCTCACTCGGGAATGGAGGCTGTTCCCCCTGAGGTTGAGTCGGTGCCTGAGCGGTTTGGGGAGCAGTACCCATCAACCGGGCATAATCCTTATGCTCCGGAGTCACCGCCTGCTTGATGACGTTTTTTTCATCGCCGTACTGATCCCGCTCCACAGCCACCCGGGCCACAAACTCAATCCCGTCCAGTTCACTGAATGACTGAATCTGTCGTGCCTGCTGGGCCCGGGGAGAGCGATCATCGGTGCGAATGCCCCGTGCAGACTGCAAAATACCTCGCACCATGGAGCGCCCCATCCCTGCCCAGGCTGGGCCTTTCGGACTGTGCAGGCCAATCAGGGTCCACAGCTTGCGCCGTGCAAACGGCCCTTCCAGCCCCACAAACTCGGTATTGAGATAAACGGCACCGGTATCGGTATTCTGGGTGGCATAACCATCGTTCCAGCCCATAACCGGTTCATTGTGACCACCCGGTTTGATGGTCATGCGAACCTTGAGCAGGGTGCCAGCGGGAATGAGCTCAAACTGGTTCTGGTCTTCCGCGTCGTTAAAATCGTTCCATGAAGTCATGATCAGGCTTCCTTAGGGTTGTTGGTTGTAGCGGTTGCAGGGCGGTTCCGAATCCGGTGAAACAGCTGACCGAGGTGAGCCGGTTCAATCATGTCCAGACGACCACTTCTGTCTTTGGCGGGATAGCCGTAGGGGTTGAGGGTCTGGCAGACAAAGGCTCTCTGCGGATTACCCTCAGCATCCGGCAGGCTGACCATGGTGATTACCTGATCCACAATGCCAGGCAGTTCCAGACCGGTTTTGCTGCCCTCGATCTGCAACTGATAGTGCTGACGGTTAAAGTCATCCGTGCGCTCTTCCAGGATGGCGACAAATACCACGTTTTTGCCTCTGGCATGCTGCAGATGGGTTAGCGTGGCGATCATCTCCTGACCGTGCAGACCATAAGCTCCACGGATGTCCGGCTTGCCAGTCTTCTCCGAGTACGCCTGCGGTTGCCCTTTTGCCCACTGCAGACAGAGCCGCGCCAGTGCCGTGATGGAGTCAACGAAAAAGGTGTCGTATTTCTCAAGCATCTGCGGGTCACCGTATTTCTGGCAAACTGCCTCAAAGTGCGCCTGTGAAAAGGGCTGGTCATCCCGCAGGGCCGGATTGGCTCCAGCAATAAACGCAACAAGGTCCCGAAAATCCTGCCAGGTACGGGGCCGAAGCGTGTCTCCGGTAAAACTGGCGACGGACAGATCACCGGATTCAATATCAATGAAACAGGTACTGGCCGGTTCCAGCGTCAACAGCTGAGAGGTTTTGCCAACCCCGGAAGGGCCTGCCAGTACCGCCTTGATCCCCTGCCGCAATTTCATGCGCTCATCGGCGCTGATAATGGGTAATGCCCCGGAAGGTGCTCGGGTCATGAGGCATCCTCCCCAGCAGGCGACAGCTTGTAGACGGGCTTCCCGGTCTTCAGGGTTCGGGCAGGCTCAAACGCCTTACGGATCGTGTCTGGCCAGGCACTGTATTTGCGCTCGGCGACCTTGTAGGATACCTCCAGGTACTCAGCCGGATCCTCACCCTGGGCGGTGATCTTTTCAGCAATGGTCTTGAGTTGCTTCTGATCCCAGGTCACTCGCTTGGGCAGATCAGCAGATACCTTTATGCCTTCGTCCAGGAGATGAACGACGCCGCTCTCTTTCCCTTGTTCAGTGCGCAGCTTGGTCACCTGACTGACGTACTTATAGCCGATGGCGCCGTCAATGAACTCCTTCAGCGACTTGATCTGCTCCAGTTCCAGGCGGGCGGCTTCTGACAACTGCAGTAACTCTGCTGACGATTTAGCAGCCAGCTCAAACACCGGCATGCCGAGGATGTTTTGCAGGGAAGTATTCATACCTCACCTCCCTGTGCCACCGGCATATCAACTGCGTCATAGAGTCGAGACTGCTCATACGCCAGAACATCCGACAGTCGATAGACAACCTTGGCCCCAATGCGCAAAAAGCGAGGGCCGGTCCCCTTCTGCCTCATACGGCTCAGAGACTTGATACTGATATTGAGCCTGCGGGACAGCTGAACAGAATCCATATGAATCACATCATGCTCAGCTGTAGGCGGACATGTAGGAGCATCGCAACGATCTCCTGCCACGAGGTTCCCTCCGGAACCAGATTGATACCTAACGTCTTGCATATTGGCCTCCTTAGGCTTTGTGTTTATGCAAGACTGAGTTTGAGGGAGGTACTGTAGGCCAACTGTAGGAGCTGTAGGTGAAACTGTAGGAGCGAGTGATTTTCAAAAAATAAATGAAAAAAAACCGACTCAATGGCCGGTTCAGAATGTAATGTCCAAAAGAAGTCTGGTCAGGCTTTTTCTTTCTGAAACATGGGTAACTCTACAAATGCCCTAAGCCAGCAACGCCCTTTGGCGCCTGCCTCATAATCAATGAAATGCTTCCATAAGCGATCCTTGTGAAAGAATTGACTGAGATTACTGGAACTGGACTCCTCCAGTAACCACTGTGTCAATACTTTGGGATTTCCACGCCGACCAGCGTTGAACAGCTCACTGATCAACTGACATTTCCCGGGAGCCCCTTTCAACACCCACGGCTCATGCCCAACCACACGCAAAATACCATTGACCTCATCCCACAGAACCCCTTCACGCTCCAACCGTGCCTGAACCGGATCGATGTACGACAGAAAGTGGTGGTAATCGACTCGAACCGGCCCCTTGGTTGGCAACACGTCACTCAGCTCTATCAGCTGACACCCAGGGGGCAGTTCAAGTCGTCTAGTGGATGGCAGATTTCTTGAAATCAACAGGCTTGATGAAAGTGCCTGTGACTCCACAGCATCAAGAACCTCATCCAGGTTTTGTCGAAGCCCACGGGCCAACAAGACAGTGACACCTTCTAATTCCCCCAGGCACCAGAGCCGGTCATCCAGAAGGGATGCTGGCTCAGTCAGTTTAAGACTGGTACTCAACCACCGGGGAAACCAATCGGGACGAAAGGCATACATTCTCATATCGTCGTCTGAGACAACATGGCGTCCGTTGTAATAATAAACGAACTCATCTTTCTCTCTATACACCTGCCGATAGCCGTCTGAATCCTCGTCATCGTAATCCACCCGAATCAGCCGGTCTTGTGCCGCACCTCTCGGGATCAACGCTTCGCTGGCAATAATCTCCTGCCAGCAGTCGGGAAAATCGAACTTCAACTCGCTGATCCGCTCACTCTGCATTCTGGCTTCAAATGCTCTGACCAGGTAGTTCAATACCTCACGCTTCATCCTTGTCCTCCGGTAAGAACACGCCCATTTTCACCAGCATATCGTGATTGATATACCGTTCTCTCAGGTTTTGGTCTCTGAGGCTGCAGTGATTAGGTCCCTTCAACCTGACGAGTATGGTTTCTTCCGGTAGATGCTCTGTTTCATCACAGCGAAAAGCCAGAGTAACCGCCCGTAGGTTAAAAGTCTGATCATCAAACGGAAGGAGGTCACCCGCTTCCAGCCAACTGTTGTAGGCATCGTACTGAAAGGATTTCCTGGGAGTGGCTTTAATGATTTTAATGCCATTATGAGGGCGTATTTGTAACTCAACTTCTTTAACAATGACTTCCTGAATACCGTGGCGCAATTCAAAGGCGTTCGAAAAATCGGGCTTGTCACGAAAGAGTTCCAGATTGACCTTTCGCAGTTTGATTTTGGTCGGGTCCACCGTTTGTTTCAGCACACTCTCACAGAATGCCGTTTTCAGCTGTTCCCTGAGATCTTTTGTATCCGCATACAGTTCAATAATGCCCGTCTGTGGTTCATAGGTGACAGCGTATTCACGGGCAGGATGAATAATTTCCACGACAACATCCTTACCCTCTTCATCCAGCACTTCAAAGCTCGTAGGCAGCCCCTCCCGATAGATGATGAACTGCAACACTTCCAGGATCTCATCATCATCGTTACAGCGCTTCCTGGACTGACGGCGACAAACCAGCTTGTTCTGGTTGAAAAAATCTCTGAGCCGCTGTTCAAAACCGGATAAATCAACCCCGATATCCAGTGGCACGGGTTCCGTCAGGTAGAACCCTTCCCACATCCTTGACTGGTAACGGTGGAATTCGACATAGCGGATTTCTTCTGCCTTACGAAAGTTCTTCTCGTCACAAGCCAATAAGTGAAGTGCGTTGTCGTAGGGGTTTTCGGTGGGGTTGAGGCACAGGTCATTCAATACCTGTTGTCCAAGCTGATCAGCCATCCCTTCAATCCGGGCTGAAAGACGGATAAGTTTTGCCTGTTGATGCTCATTCAGTTGAACGACATGATGCATCACTTCTTTCGGTGAAATAATACGTGTTGTGCCCGGGGAGACAGCCTGCAGATCAATACCACACAAAGTGAAAAGCGTATCAGACTCCAAATCGGCACCACGCAGAACGCGCTGAACGGACTGCATAGTGACTCCTTTTGTTGTGCTTGTTGTTCCTTAACATCAACGAACAAACACTGTATGTATAAACAGTTTCCGAGTCAACAGGGAACCCGTAAAGCCATCAGATGACAGCCTTCCCAATCTGGGACAAATCACCCCAAATTGCCCTTTTACACAGTGTTTTCGGTGACGAACAATAATAAAGAACTTCTCAGACACATCAGGCAAACCATCATGGACGAATCATTATCACTCAAGGATTGCGACCTCAGCCCACGGGATGAAATTGCAGCTCTTATTGCCACTGCCATCCTCCGAAAACAGCAGAGAAAGATGAATAAAGACCCTGACCGACTGGATAACTCCGCTACCTCATGCATGACTGTGAACACCCCTGAGAAGAAGACTGAGGTAGCTTATGAATCACGATAAAACCCTTGCCGCCAGGGTGGTGGCAATTCAATCAATGAAGACAGAAGAACTGCGTAAATTATGGAAGGAGCTGTACGGCAAAGAGGCTCCTGAATTGGATTTAAGGATTCTGAGACAACGACTGTCCAATCGAATTCAGGAGCTGGCATTGGGGGGACTGAGTGAGAAGAGCTCTGACCGGCTGAAACTGGCCAGCAAGAAAAGTGAGCACAAACCAAAGTCGGCAAATAGCCGCTTAGTGAAGCCTCCGTTGGGGACCGTTATCACCAAGGAGTACAACGGGGAAACCCACGAAGTCATCGTGACACCGCAGGGTTTTGAGTACCGGGGAGAGATCTATAAAAGCCTGACCCGCATTGCCAATATGATCACCGGCACCAGCTGGTCGGGACCAATGTTCTTCGGGCTGAAATCCAAGTCAAAAGGAGGTGTACATGGCCAAGCGTAAGGAAGCGTTGGTGAAGAAGCGGTGTGCAATCTATACCCGAAAATCGACTGAGGAAGGACTAGAGCAAGAGTTTAATTCGCTCCATGCCCAGCGGGATGCATCGGAAGCGTACATTCACTCCCAGAAACATGAAGGCTGGGTTCTGATTCCGGATGACTATGATGATGGTGGTTTCTCTGGTGGGAATGTGGAACGCCCAGCCCTGCAGCGATTATTGAGGGATGTTCAGTCTGGTCTGATTGATATTGTGGTGGTTTACAAGGTGGATCGCCTCAGCCGGTCATTGGCTGACTTCGCCCAGCTGGTGGACCTGTTCGACAAGCATAATGTGTCGTTTGTATCCGTCACCCAGCAATTCAACACCACCAGCAGTATGGGAAGACTTACTCTCAATATTCTGCTCTCTTTTGCCCAGTTTGAAAGAGAGGTCACCAGCGAGAGAATAAGAGACAAATTTCTTCTCTCCAAAAAGAAAGGCATGTGGATGGGGGGTAACCCTCCACTGGGCTATGACGTCGTTGAGCGCAAACTCACCGTTAACCCTGTTGAAGCAGGCCTGGTTAACCTGATTTTCAAAACCTTTGTGAAAACCCGCTCCATTATCCAAACCTGTGAAGTCATCAATAAGAAAGGCTATCGAACCAAGGCGATCCCGTTACACGACGGAACCGTGAGAGGCGACAGTCTGTTTGCCAAGAACACCGTGCATCGCATTCTGCGCAACCGGATCTACATCGGGGAGATTGGCAACAAGGGCGAATGGTACCCCGGTGAGCATGAACCGATTATCCCCATGGACTTATGGGCAAAGGCTCATGGTACTTTCGATGTCCACGCCCAGCTGCGCTCCAAGTCTTCCAGGCACCGGAACAATCCTTCATTTCTTAAGGGCATGTTGGTAGGACCGGATGGTTTAGCCATGACCACCAGCAGTACCCGCAAAAAAGGCCAGCTGTTCCGTTATTACGTGACCGGCACCAGTCAGAAACAGGGAGCCAAAAACAGCCCACTGCCGCCCCTGTCGGCCCGCACGTTGGAACTTATGGTGCTGGAGGAGATACGGAAACGACTGGCCAGCCCGGAGTTGCTGTTCAAAGTATGGCAACGGGCCAGTGAGCAGGATGGCAACCTTGATGAAAACACCATTCGAGCCGCACTGGGTGATCTGGCTTCGGTATGGGATGAGCTGTTCGCTCCGGAAAAACGACGCCTGACGGAGTTGTTAATCAAACGCATCGAGCTGGCTGCAGAGCAAGTCACCGTTTACTTCCGGCCTGACGGCATGAATGCCGTTGCCGTTGAACTACAACCATAAACTGCAAGGAGAGGCCCATGGCCATTGTCAAAAAAGTCGGAGAAGAGACCGTTGAATTTCTTGAAGAAGAAAACCTGATCAAAGTCACCATCCCCATCAAGATTATACGACGGGGTGGTAAGAGCACGATCAAGACACCGGATGGCATGGTTGGCCATGACGAAATGGAAGCCCTACAGAAAGCGCTTATTCAAGGACACCGCTGGATCAAATTGCTGGAAGACGGGAAGTTCAAAAGCGTCCGGGAACTAGCAGACAGGGAGAAAACCGACAAAGCCAAAATCTCCAAGTTCATCCGCCTGACCTGCCTGGCTCCGGATATTCAGGAAGCGATTCTCTGTAACACTGGGACATGGATATTAACACTGAAGGACTGCCTGAAGCCATTCCCAATGCTGTGGTCTGAACAGCGAGAACACTTCGAAAAAATGGCCATTGTTGCTCCCGAAGATTCATCGGAAAACTGAAATAACCGTACCGATCCGCCCATGGGGTTAGGTGAGCATATAACTTACATGTCCCCAGAATACCAAACAACATCTGGAGAATTGATAGCTTCATCCCATTGTTTTTGTAAAAATTGTACAATCTCGCGGTAGTTTTCAGATTGGGCATACTCTCTAGTAGCTTTGTCATACTGTGGTGTAACTGATTTTTGGTTGCCCGGTTCAATAGGTCCTAAAGCATCAACTGAGCTGCTGGAGGCTAAAAACTCGGCTTGGTTTAGATCACTAATCGTACTAGTGGTGTTAAGGGCTTCCTCATTAAACCCCTCCTGTTTAACTGTCAATTCTGTTGACTTCAAGGGATTACCTGTTTCTTGAAAAGTCTGAGCATTCGGTCTCTTTTCACTGTAAGACTTATTAAGCTCTGGTTGAGCTTTGTGAAGCTGTTTCTTTTGCTGTTTCTTTTTCTTGCTTTGAGCTCCTGCAGCATTACCATCAAGATATTCACCCTTAGTCACCAATCTTTCAGTGAGCAATTTATATTGATCAATTGAGAGATCTGAAAGTGGCCTTTTAGACTCAAGATGAGGGTGATGAGAAGCCTCATGTCTATATAAATCAAAGAGGCTACCTCCTGTCCAACCCCTGCAGTCTTTGATGGGACACTCTGTTATAGATATATTTCTTGATTCTCGTTTACTAAATGGACTGTCTGGTACTAGTTCAATATTTAACCATGAATATTTATTACCTTCTGGACTCTCGCTTCTGCACGCAGGGCAAAAAACCTCATCAGAGGTTTTTTCTAATTTCTTACTGACAAATACACGGAAATCATAGCAAGTTTTACAGGTGCGATGGCCACAATCCATCTGCTTTATATTGCGCGGTATCCCATTGCAATAACTACAAAGGTAACCAACCAATCTTCCCTTATCGTTTTCAGACACTACTCTTAATGGGTAACCAGCAAAATATTGAACTGAGTTTTTTGGCTCCTTATTCTTGGTTTTTTTATGTATTTGGCTCTGATTACCAAAATATGGGAGCCGTATAGACATATCTAAACAATCATTTGGAAACAT